CTCTACATGTCTTCCTAATTTTAGAAGAATGTTGGATTGCTTACTGTTACTGTACCAAGATAATCTTGAGCGTTACCAAGAGAACTTGCAGTATTTGTTAACTCTACATAACCGTAACGTGTCATAAAGCTAACTACTGGCTCAAAACTGCTTGGATCAAGTACAACACCACTGCTCATCAATGGAATGTATGGGCAGTAAAATGCTGCTGCATCACTTTCTGTACTTCCTTTGTATCCGATAAGAACCTTATCGCTACCTGATGTTTCTACAGCATAGGTGTCTACATAAATCTTCATTGCGCCGTTTAATGTACCAGCAAACTTAGTATTTGTTGGTGCTTCGAACGTACCTTCAGTTGTGCGAGCAAATGCACTAGTTGTAGCACTCTGAAGCATTGTTAATACTTGAGGACTTACAACAGCCCAATTACCAGCACCACGACGTGTGCGCTGAGCAATTCTGTTACTTACACGGTTGATAGCAACTGCAAGAGCAGCGTGCTCGTCACCAACGAATGTAGCAGTACCACTTACAGCAGCTTGGTCAAAAGCGATATTATTTTGTGTACCAGCTAAAGTTCTTAGACTGCTTAAAATTTCACGATCGATTTCAGCAGTAATTTCTTGTGCTAGAGCAGCCATAATTTCTGCTTCTACATCGATACCGTGTTGAGCTTGCATATCTTGAGCAGCCTCAAAGGTCCAGCGAGCGCTTAACTTACGAGTTTTCGCTTCAACTGTTTGCTTGAGGATTTGAATGCTCATTCTACGACCAGCTTCGCCTTCTAGGTTTGCAGTAGCAGCGGCTTTACCGTCGCCTGTACCTGTCTTACCTGAATAGCCTTCAGCAATCTTAAATGGGCTTAATGCCTCTTCACCTGGAACAGCGCCATCTCCTGCGCTTGCTGAATAATTATCAGCATAACGAACTCTTAGAGTATGGATTTGTCCAACTGGTCCAGTCATTGGCTGTACACCAACTAACTCGTTAGCAATAACGGTTGGCATAACGCGACGGATTACTGGAAGAATCACGCGATTTAATGTTGCAACGTTGCCGGCAGAAGTAGCACCAGCTGTAGCACTTTCTGCGAGATACTTACGTGTATTCTCGAGAGTAGTAGCCATTACAGATTTCTTGGTGCCTTGTAGGCCTTCCAAAAGAGCCTCTTTTGTATCTGCCCAACGGCTTGTTAGTAGTTCTGACATTATATTATCTCCTAATTGTCTTTAACTTAAATTCCAGCAAGACGACGAATATCTACAATATTGTTGTCTTCCTTGCTGCTACTTACGCTGTTGGTTTCTTTATTGCCTGTTACTTCTTTTGCCTCAACTAATGCCTGTTTTTTCTTCTGAGGAACGTCGCCTGCAATTACGCTAGGCAAGTATTTTTCAAAACTTGAACGTAACTTTGTGGTTTGTACACTTTCAAGTAATTCTTTCATAATATTCTTTTGCTGTGGAGCAAGAGGTGCTACTAATTCACTTAAGATTACTTGACGTTCTTGACTTTCCTTAAGAACCCTGATTTGTTTCTCTCTGCTCTCCATGACTAAACGTGCTTCTGCTACAGCGTTTTTAGCAGCCGCTAGTTCTAATTCTTTTGTGTCTATGACCTTGAGCAAACGAGATGTTTCTGATTTTTCATTAAGATAACTGCCCTGATATTCGTTAGCAAATGCTTCGAATAGTTTGCGACCGAAGTCATTACGACGAGCACTTTCGATGTCTTCTTTAAGTTGACCAATTTCCTTTGTAAGGGTTTTTTCAACTGTAGATTCTACTAATTGTGCTGCACGTTTTACAAACTGTTCTTTCATTTTTGCAAATGCTTCACGGCCTTCACGAACAAGTCTTACCTTAGTTTTTGCTAAGTCCTGCTTGTCTAAATGAAATTCTGCTATTTCTTGAGCAAGAGCTTCTACTACAAACTTTTCTAGAGTTTTGAATTTACTAGCCATTTGTACTTGATCTTCGTGCAACTCTTTAACTTCAGCAGAAAGTTGACGAGTAATGAATTCCTTCATTAAAGTAGCAGTTTTTCTTCCTTCTACTACAACTCTGGCTTTTGCTTCTGCCAATTGATTGCGATCTTCTACAAATTGCTGGATCTCTGTTCTTAGCTGGTCGCCAAGCATACGATCAATGGCTTCGACCATAACTTGTTTGTCATGTTCGTAGCGCTGGGCAAATTCTTCACGTAGTTCTTGAGTTACTTGTTCACGAGCCTCATTAATGCGACTAGTCCAAGCCTTCTCAATATCAGCTTTTACCTCTTCAGAAATCACATTATTCTCAAATAGTTGTTTTAATGCATCCAACATGTGATTCTCCTTTGTTTATCGGAGCTTGCCTATTATTGCTAATAGGCTCTCTTTGAGATATTTTTGTGCCTTAGGATCGTTTTTAACCTCTTGCGCTATACGCAAGCTACGATAACCATTACGAGAATTCATAAGGTGTTCGTATATTGGTGTAGGATACGCTCCAGGAGCACTTGGTTGAGCTACCACATCTATTGTGATAATCTCGAAATCGGAAACTTCACCGGAACCGTCCTCTCGAACGTTCCCGGATCCGCGACTACTTACTCCTAACTTAACACCGCTTTCTAACATAGTTTTCACTAAGTTCCCCATTGGTGTAGGCAGGATTTTTAATTTTCCATAACCGTCTGCATTTTCCATCCACATTTTTGTAACCATGTGGCACACGCGGTCAAGGTTAATTCTTAGGTCATCGGGATGATCTACTTCGCCAAGAACTGAATATCCACCTTCAATTTGATCGTTCAGGGTTTTGACAGCCCTGGCGATTTCTTTCGCAGGATAAACACGCTGATTCTGATTCCTTTTGTCGCCTTGAATGAAAATCCCTGTCATATACAAGGACTTTCCATTCTCAGTACCATCGGATTCAACGACCATTTTTGCTTGGTCGAAACTCAGGTTTTCACGAAGATAATTCATCAACTAACCTTACTTTGCTCTCTTTGGGGCACCGTTCATTAAACTACCAGCGCCTTTGTCAGATTGCTCTTTTCCTAAGCCATTTGGATATGTTGGCTCTTTGTGCTTGAATGCTGTCTTACCAGCATTTCCGCCTGGGACATTAACATTTCCCATGTTTTCCTCTTTAGGATTTCCTTTAAAAAGGCTACTGCCTTTTAAGTGTCCTTTGTTGGCTTCTACCGGACCACTTTCTGTACCACCTTTTAGGTTGGCAACAGTACCGCCCATATCGTTTTTACCTGCTACGATACTTTTTGTGTTTACACCATTGTCGCCCATTTTACCATAAGATGTATAATCCTTACCACCTACTTTTTCTACGTATTCACGCATAAAGTTGTCTGTTTCAAAACTCATCTTATCTTCTTCGTCATCCATGCTCATGTCCATGTCGTCACCGCCCATGTCATCCATGCCCATGTCATCGTCGCCCATGTCATCCATGCCTTCTTCGCCGGACATTAAAGCTTCG